TGCTTAAAAGAGTATCAATACCCTTAATAACGCTATCAGGACCTTTGACCGCCCCCTTGACATTATACCCGGCATTGCACATTTCTTGAATGCTCTTCGGCTCTGCACTATCCGCTATTATTTCATCATAGTTTTTTTTAAGCCCTAAACTATCAAACCTCCTAATGATGTCTGAGTTAAGCATCCCTGTTTGATAAATCAGTTCATCAACGTAGAAAGCGTCATCCGTCTCAATTGTTTTAATCAAAGCCGTAGGATCATTCGTGAAGCCGAAGTCAAGCCCGTAAATAGCTTTTTCCTCTAACTCCTGCGGTATCCTATCTATCTGATACCAATTAGAAAAAATAATCCCTTCCGTTACCCCATACTCACAATCAAAGTGGATCCGCTTAAAATTCTCATCCCTTGAAACCCTCATCTCTATCCTATTGCGCTCCGTTTCAGGCAAGAATGGGTTGTCGGTATAGTTTGACTTGATTACAACAGTCTTATCATAATTTGATAGCCAATTCTCCATCCAGAATTGAGCCGTTGGGTTAAAGTCGGCAATAACATTTTCTGAACGCCTTGCCAGCTCATCCCATACATCCTTTTTCAAAGAGTTAACCTCATTACCATACAGATAATCACGCCTTGCACCTAAAGCCTTGTCAATTCTATCAGCCGAGAAAAACTCTATAATAGATCCGGTAGGAGCGGTCCATCTCGATGTTGATATGTTCCAACTTGATTTGCCCCATAACCCTAAAGGCTTACAAACATTTGATAAAATCCTTATTGCCCCGATATCAAGGTGTGGTTTGGACTCTGAGACGATGGTTATAATTAAATCCTTAAATCTTAGTGCTATGGAGAATAAAAACAGAACAATATCATATGTTTTGCCTGAGCCAGTACCTCCTCTGTGAACAATAATCTTGTTACCATTCTCAAAAGCTTGCATGGTTTTATGAAAGATTGTACCTGTTTTTATGTCAACATCCATAAGCTATTGATCTTTAGAATGATTAATAAAATTAATATTTATTGCGTCACCTGAATATTCGTTTTTCGTAGGTGCATTGTAGCCGAGCATATTGTTGATTGAATCTAAAGACTTTTGTTTATCAGCCGTCTTCTCCTCATCATTGAAGGCTATCTTTTCATGTTCCTTCAAAACCCTTAAAGCCGACAGTTGAGCTGTTTCCGCCAAATTATCTTGCATATACCTGATACGTGCCTGTATTTCAGGTTTCCTCAAGTTTTCACCTCCAATTGAATAAGCCGTTTTTTCACTATACCCAGCATTTATTGCAGCTTTTGTAGCGTTAAGATGCAACACATATTCATAGCAAAACTTCTCCTGCTTATCAGTAAGTTTTGCCATTTCCTCCATATGCCGTTGTTCTTCCGTCTTCTTCACGCGCCAAATGTAAGCATTTTAAATTAAAAAAAACAAATAAATCGAGATTATTTTTCAACTATTTTTCAATTATTTTCAGGTTAGAGCGTTGATTTTTTTAGGCTATATGCTGTAATGTAGTGCAGCAAACGGTTTCAGAACTTTTGCGTTGTCAAAA